AGTAGAGTTTAAGAAAGAAGTTGTGAAAGAAACAGAACAAGAAGCAATGGACCGTATTGCTACTCGTTTTGAGGTCCTTGATGAAATGTCTCGTGCTTGTATCAATGGTGACATTCGTGCTATGATTGTTTCAGGCCCGCCCGGTGTCGGCAAATCTTATGGTGTTGAGACACAAATGGAGAAAGCAAGTATGTTTGACAAACTTGCAGGCAAGCGTGTGCGTTTTCAGATTGTTAAAGGTGCTATGACAGCATTGGGTTTGTACACTCAATTGTACAAGTATTCGGACACAAAGAACGTATTGATTTTTGATGATTGCGATAGTGTTTTTACTGATGACTTGAGTTTAAACATTCTTAAGGCCGCACTTGATTCAGGCAAGACACGTAGAATTTGCTGGAACTCTGACAGTCGTTTGTTGCGTGAAGAAGGTATCCCAAATACTTTCAACTTCAATGGTAGTGCTATCTTTATCACTAACTTGAAATTCGGCAACTTGAAGTCTAAAAAATTGCAGGATCACTTAGAAGCATTACAGTCACGTTGTCACTTTCTTGACTTGACTATTGACGGTGATCGTGACAAGATGTTGCGTATCAAGCAGGTACATCGTGACGCTGATGGTGGCTTGTTTAAAGATTATGATTTCAATGAAGAACAGTCACAAACTGTTATTAACTTCATGTGGGACAATCATACTAAATTGCGTGAAGTGTCCTTACGTATGTGTTTAAAGATTGCAGACTTAGTTAAGATTAGTCCCAGTAACTGGCAGAATCTTGCTAAGACAACTTGCATGAAATCAGCATAACCCCTGCAGTGTGCGTACCGGCAATGTCAATAAGCCCGGTTCGATAAATGTTTTTCGTTCCTTTCTTTAAGTACTTTGAGAGACTTCGGTCTCTCCTTTTTTATTGATTTTTTGTTTTATTTGTCGTATAATTTATAAATGATTGAATTGAATAATAAAGAACAGCTTATATATTATATGGTTGCTAACTTAAGACTAAGTAGGTATGATATTCGTTTCCTTCAGAACCTTGAAAAAATTACTGTATCTAAACAACGTATAACTAGTAATCAATCAAATTTGGTTGATAAACTTATTGAAAAATATGAACGTCAATTTGTGAAAAATCAAATGTTTATTAAGGAATTATTAAACCTTCCTTGGAAAACACTTATAGTAGAAACTACTGATGAATACACATCCGCTCACATAGGTATTGTAGATGACAATATCATTTTGAAAACACCCTATAATAAAGCATTTATTACTGCATTTAGGTCACTTAGTCAATCTAGTTTTGTATGGGATAATATCAATAAATACTACATTGCTGATTTGAGTACCTTTTCACTAAAACTAGCATTACGTATGACTGTAATTTTCTTTAATGAAATTAGATATAGTGATAATGTTAAGAAAATATTAAGTCAACAAGAGTATTACAAGGATGTAAAATACTGGACACCCACATTAGTATGTGTTAACGGTAATTATATGATTGCATGTACTAACTCTGCATTGGATAACGCTATACAACATATTAAACTAAACACAGAACTAATAACATTAGCTGAATTAGTACGCTATGGTATAGATATAGATGAAAGTATTTTACTAACGGATGAAGAAAGATTTGCCGGTTCATATAATCCTAAAGTAGAATTGTCAAACATATGTGATATTGTGCCTTGGTTAAAAAACATCAATTGTGATTATGTTTCAGTATCCGGAATAGGTTTGTCAACTAATATAAAGTGTAAAACCGAGTTAAAACGAGCATTAGAAATTGCAGGAATACGTTATAATGATTCTGGCAAAATGATGATACATGATAATACAAGTAAGTATAAGTTCCCGGTAATAATCAAATTCAAATTGATAAGTGATACGGATCATGCTAACACAGCAAAAGTAATCAACGTGGTAAATAGTCAACCAATTAACTTAAATAAAAATGAAACAATGTAAAATAATCGTCAAAGACGAGGTCAATGTAAAGATTGAGGGACTTGAACTATCAGAGCGTAAAGCATTGATGAAAATGTTTGAGTACGAAATACCCGGTGCACGTTATTTACCTGCAGTAAGACTAGGTAGATGGAATGGTAAGGTTAGTTACTTCAGTTTAGCCGGCAGTACATATATCAATCTACTTCCTGAAATACTTCCTTACCTAGACAATGCAGGATATGACATTGAGTTAGATGATTTAAGAGATTATACAACAACCTTCACATTCGACAAAGTGTCCGAGGATACATTCAAAGATAAGAACTGGCCTAAAGGTCATCCCAAAGAAGGTACTCCGGTAGTACTACGTGATTATCAAATTGAAATCGTAAACAACTTCTTAGAAAACCCACAATCACTACAAGAAATTGCTACAGGTGCAGGTAAAACATTGATGACTGCCGCACTATCTAATAGCGTTGAAAAGTATGGTCGTAGTATTGTTATTGTTCCAAACAAATCATTAGTAACACAAACAGAAGCAGATTACATTAACTTGGGATTAGACGTTGGTGTATACTTCGGTGATCGTAAAGAATACAATAAGACACATACCATTTGTACTTGGCAAAGTCTTAACAACATGCTTAAGAAAACAAAAGCCGGTGAGGCAGAAGTGGATATTGGAGACTTCATTGAAGGTGTTGTATGTGTGATGGTTGATGAAGTGCATATGGCAAAAGCTGACGCACTAAAAACATTGCTTACTGGTGTATTTGCTAAAGTACCCATTCGTTGGGGGTTGACAGGAACTATCCCTAAAGCTAAGTTTGAAGCACAAAGTATCTATGTAAGCTTGGGTAACGTTATTGGTAAACTAAGTGCAAGTGAGTTGCAGGATCAAGGGGTACTAGCACGTTGTTATGTTAACATTATGCAGTTACAAGACGGTAAAGAGTTTACCAACTATCAAAGCGAATTGAAACATTTATTAGAAGATAGCGAAAGATTGGATAAGATAGCTAGTCTTATCAGTGGTATCAATGATACAGGTAATACATTGATTCTAGTAGATAGAGTTAATGCAGGAAAAGAGATTGTCAGTAGATTGCCCGGAAGTGTATTTGTTAGCGGCGCTACTAATATGGTTGAAAGGAAAGAAGAATATGACGAAGTTGCAACCTCAAGTAATAAAATTATTGTGGCAACATATGGTGTGGCTGCTGTTGGTATCAACATACCTAGGATTTTTAATCTGGTTCTCATTGAACCTGGAAAATCATTCGTCCGTGTTATCCAAAGCATCGGTCGAGGAATTCGTAAGGCAGAAGATAAAGACCATGTACAAATCTACGACATAACCAGTAGTTGTAAGTTTGCTAAAAGGCACTTAACCCAACGTAAAGCTTTTTATAAAGAAGCAAATTACCCGTTCGATGTAGAAAAGTTGACTTATAGATAAGAATGTGATAGAATAACAACATGCGTATATTAACATTAGATAACGAGTTTTATAACTTAGAAACACTTCCCGAAGAGATTGATGACCTTCGCTTTGCTATACTAGATAACAGTAATCCACAAAACGTAGATTATCATTATATCCCATTAATCTTTTTGGAATCATTTAACAGTCCTGCACTTGTATTAAAGATTGGTAACAGCACTATTAAAATGCCAGTAGATTGGCAAATACTAATAGGTGAACAAGAACATGGGGATTTAGAAACATTACCACTAACTAGTATCAATGATAGAGGCTTTAATGGATTTGAGTTTAATCCATTAAGTAGTTTTAGCCCAAGCTTTGTACCTATTGAGATTGTAGACATTTACCATGATGTAACATGGTATGCACCTAGATTGAAGAATGGACAATTCTTATGTGTGCCATTAGATGATGGCCCTAAGCCAAGATGTGTTTATTTTGTAAAAGAGATTAGTCGTAACTGCGAGATTGTGGACTACTCCCAAGCTTTTTAAATATGGTAACTAAAAAGAGTACTCCTATTGATGAGAAATTTGTAGCACAAGATTTTAACTTGTTTGATGCATTATTGGCTATGGACAAGAAAGACTATGGGTATTATGATAGGTTAACAGAAGAACAACAAAAGAAATTTGTTCCCTATATGATGACACATTGGATGAGTGCTATCAAAGGTTCAGGAGATGTTCAGG